AGGAGCTATGATTGATTCTTTAAATCTTGCAGAGAATGGATTTCAGGGTTTTGTAAAGGGGATGCTGTCAATGGTTTTAGACATGATTTCAATGCTTTTGGCAAACGCTGTTGCATCTGCAATCTCTGCTGCTGTTGTGGCTTCAGGAGGTACAGGATTCGCTGCTCCATTTACTATGCCGATGTTTATATCAACAATGGTTGGAGGAGTTACTGCTGCGTTTTCTGCAATACCGAAATTCGCTAATGGAGGTATTGTTTCAGGCACTACGCTCGGAATGATGGGAGAGTACACAGGAGCGAAGCAGAATCCTGAAGTTATTGCTCCACTTAATAAACTTGAGGGAATGCTTGGAGGCAAACAAGCACAGCAGGTCAATGTGGGAGGGGAATTTAAAATTAATGGACAGGATCTAGTCGTTGCACTTCAGAGGGCAGATCGTAATCGAGGCAGATTAAAATAATGGCATACGGAGTAAAATACAGATTGGAGTTCTCTGATGTTTTAGGGAACGGAAAGAAAGTTGAAATCTTGCAGGATGGATACACAGGTTCTGTTTTGCCAATGATAGGCACAGGAAATCCTGTTCAAATTGTTTGGGATCAGGATGATGATTTTTATCATCCAATAATCGGATCAAGCTGCAATGTGAATTTGATGGTTACTGATGATGTTCAGTATGATAATTTTTGGGAAGCTGATGAATTTGAGTACAAAGTAATTGTTTCCTATGCTGAAAAGCAAGTTGTTGAATTTGTAAAAAGAGTTGAATCTGATCGTGCAGTTACTGAAGGATTTATATCTGGAGCTTTGTCATCTGTTACTGATGATTATAATGGAAGGATTGAAGTGCCTGAATGTATTGAATCCACTTTCAGTCAAGATATTACAATATCAACAGAGTTCAGGGAAAGAGTTCAACAGGATGGTGGCATTGTGGATAAATTATCATGCATAGGAAAAGTGATCACTGATTCTATTATAAAAAATTATGAAGTTTTTTGGCAGGGTTTTCTCTATGTTGATGGCTTTCAGCAATCATTTGGAGCAAAGCCATTTCCATTGACATTGAAAGCACTTGATGGATTAGGAACTTTGAATGCTTATGATTCAATCATTACAGGAACAAACCCTCCAACAGTCGCAGTTTTTCCTGCTTTCAAACCATTAGGAACTTCGGGAGAATATGATCATGTGATGCAGATTCTAAACAACCTTAATCTTGAAATGGATTTGTATTGGCAAGGAGATAGTCAAAGCAGCACAATAAACAGAATTACTCCTTTGAGATATTGGGCAACAGGAAACAATATTGATGATGAAGGAAATGTCAGAACAGCAAAGGAAGTGTTGGAGCTGATATTGAAGCAGAGCAACTCAAGGATTTTTCAAGCTTTTGGGAGATGGTATGTTGTAAAAAATTCAAAGTATTTGGATTCGGTTTTTCAGGATCAATATTATGATCAATCTGTTTTCCAAACAGCTCTTTCAAATGGACAAAATGAAATCATTGATTTTCAAGTTTACAAGTGGGAGGTTGTTTCTGGTTCTGGAACTTACAATGCAACAATATATAAAGGAAAGGCAGATATCAATGTTACAAGGCAAGTAAGATCAGATTTGCAGCCACTTAACAACGATATGATTGTGGAGTATTTGCCACCATTGAAAAAGGTTGATGTGATATCAGACAGAACAGAATACAGTGAAAGCATAAGAAGATATTTTGGTGCAAAAAGCTTTGAGTGGGGAACTGATTTTGTTGCATCTTATGGATCAGTGAGTAATCATTCCATTGTTGAGGCAGGAAACAAATCATACAAGCTGACTAATTATGTTACAGCATCTTATATTAAAGTACAAGCTTTACAGTGTGGAGGAGTAAAGCAATATGATATTTTGCTTTCTGATTTCGGAGAGTTAATTGCTGATTTTTCTTATTATTTTGAATCATCAAACTCCTCTCCAAATTATCAATTATTTTACGTCATAAAAGTTGATAGTGAAACAATATCAGGAACTCCAATTACTAGTTATTACAATGAAGAGGATAAGGTTTTTCAATCATCAGTATTCCATAATGTTGTTGATATTGAAGATGTGAAGGATTTGAACACTTGGAACAATTACAAAGTCAATTTTCCTAGTGATACAAGATATCTATTTTATGAGCCACAGATTGAGATAATATTTTATTTTCCATATATCACATCAACATCTGGATACACTGCATTGTACATTGATAACGTGAGGTTGTTTCAAGATCTTGACAAGCCAAAAAACAGAAGATTGGATGCCTCTCTTTCTAAAAATTCAGGATTTTACAAATTTGAATTAGCTCCTGCAGAAGGTTGGAGAGAATACACAGGTGGATCACTTGGAGATTTTAACACAAACGCACAGGAGGTTCTCAATGATTACAGATCTTTTGTGCCGAGATATGAAGGTACATTTTACAATAATAACTCAAAACCGATTACTCCTCTTGCAAAGCCATTCATTAATTTTGGAGATGAATTTAAAGGTAAACAGGCAGAGATGATTGATGGGATGAAGTATAATGTGAAAGCAAATGAGTACTCTCTTATTATGCATACATCAAACAATGATCCAGATGAATCAGTTACCTTCATCAATAAGACATAAACATCCCTTCCCTTGTTTGCCGAAACCCTGAATGGAAAATTTTTTTTCGTTTGGGGTTTTATTTTGAAAATATTTTTTCTATATTTGTGAAAATAATTTTTCAATATGGATTTCAAGGATTATTTCAAATCAGAGCTAAAGCGATTAAATTTCACAAGAGAGTTGTTGGCTGTTAGAATGGATTTTTCTCTTCCTACATTAAGATCAAGGATCAGAAAGCCAGGCACATTCACTCTTGATGAGATCAAAAAGCTTCAAGCTATGGGATTTAATTTAGATCGTTTAATTTAATAAATAAGTAACAATGACAGAAAACAATGAAGTCAGTTTACATCAAAAATTGCTGAAGGTACAATCAGAGATCGGAGCAATTTCGAAAAAGGCAAACAATCCTTTTTTCAAATCAAAATACTTTGACGTTAATATGTTGATTGCGGAGGTGCTTCCTATTCTGAATAAGCATGGGATCACATTATTGCAGCCGATTAATGATGGAGAAGTATGCAGTGCAATCAGTGATGGCAATGAAGTAATTGAAAGTAGAATAAAACTTCCTGAAATCAATGATCCTCAAAAGCTTGGATCAGCGATTACATACTTCAGGAGATATACTTTGCAATCACTTTTAGCTTTACAGGCAGAGGATGATGATGCAAATCTTGCCTCTGGAAAGGTTGCACAGAAACAGAAGCTCACAGAGAGTGGGTTTCAAGCAGTAATGAAATCAGACAGAAACACAGCTTTAAAAGCACTAAAAACAAGAGATGTATCTCCTGATCAGTTAAATCAAATAAAAACTAAATTCAATATATAATTATGGCAAACGATAAAATTTTTGCAGATGGCTTCATAGTGAAGCGTAAAGAAACAGCTCCTGAATTTGTAATTGCATCCGTTTCAGTAAAAGTGGATGACTTTGGAAAGTTCGTAAAGGAACACGAAGATAAAGGATGGATTAATATGGATATAAAGAAATCTCAATCTGGTAAATTATATGCAGAGCTGAACACTTGGAAACCTGATCAGAAGGTGGAAAAGGTAGCACAAGGGAAAGATGATTTGCCTTGGTAGTGTAGATGGGAGTAGTTTCGGCTGCTCCCTTTTTTTAACTCAATAATTTATGACAATGAAAAAAGTAATAAAATCCAAAAAAGTTCTTTTCAAATGCTCTCAATCATTTAATCAACTTTTGGATTTATTATGGAGGTCGAAAAAAATTCAAAAACGATTTTCCAAAGTAAATTCAAAATCAGATTTAATCAGAAGTGCTGTTTTGAATGCAGCAATTGAAGAGTATCCTGATTTGATTTATTTAAGTGAATATTGTCCAGAAGTAAATGAATACTTAGAAAAATCAGTTGATGAAGTTGAACATCTTTTAAAAAAATTTAAAAACAAAGAACAATGAAAGAAGTAATTGAAACGAATGAGCAATATCATTCAAGTGATGCGATCTCTGCATCAGGATTAAAATTTATTGCAAAGAAATCAGTGCATCATTTTTTAAACAAAAAATTTCAGGAATCTCCTGCAATGAAGTTTGGAACTGCTGTGCATACTGCAATGCTCGAATCTGATAAGTTTTATCAGGATTACTATGTGATGCCGAAGGTTGATGGCAGAACAAAAGAAGGCAAAGCTTTAAAAGCAATGCATGAGGAGAAGGCACAGGGAAAGATTGTGATTGATGAATTAGATCATCACAGAATAAAAGAGATGATAAAGAATCTTGAATCCCATGATCTTGCAAAACAATACTGCAATGGAGAAATCGAGGTTTCTCATTATGGGCAAATAAATGGAGTTGATGTGAGGGTTCGACCTGATTGCAAAAATATGATTGCAGGATGGGTATCGGATGTAAAAACTTGTCAAGACAACTCTCCAGATAGATTCAAATCAGATATTTACAAGTTTAAATATCATATTCAGGGAGCGTTTTATTGTGATGCACTAGGGATTGATCCTTCTGCATTCCGATTCGTTGCTGTTGAGGTTAATCATCCTTATTCAATCGAAGTTTATGGATTATCAGATGATATGATTGAGAGAGGTAGATTTGAATACAAAAAAGCATTGGAATCTTGGAAGCTTTACAAGGATACAGGAGTAATATTAGGTTATGAATCAGAAAACAGAAATGAAGATGGATCGATTATCATATGATACAAGATGGAAAACTTTAATGAAGGATATCAATAAACATTTTTCATTAGATATTAGGAACAAAAATCGTGGGAGGCATTACGTGGAAGCTCGGTGGATTTATTATCATGTTTGCTTCAAAGTTTTAGATTATCCTGTGGTATCAATAAGCAAATCACTGAATAAAAATCATGCAACTATTTTGTATGGATTGAAGCAATTTGATACATTTATTGATATTGATCATGTGTTTAAAAATAAATTTTTTAACTTTTTAAAAGGCAAAAAGTATCATTTTATACAGGAAAATCAAACTAAGGAAGAGCTTGAATATCAGTTGAATATGGCACTCGCAAGGGTTTTAAAATTGGAAACAAAATTAAATTCAATTTATAAATGAACCTTTTATTCAACAGAATAGCGTATTTTTTTATTAATTTAGTGCAAATATTTTTTCAATTGGCAGGAGGTTATCATAAATATCTGGGAAAAGAAGATCGGTTGCAGCATCAAGTGATGCAATACATTGCAGCTCAATATCCATTTGCATTAGCTACTCATGTAGCAAATGAAGGAAAGAGATCTCCCTTTGAAAGATTCAAGTTTAAATATCTTGGAGCAAAGGCAGGGATACCAGATATTTTGATCTTTGATCCGAATGAGAAATATAATGGATTAGCAATTGAATTGAAAGCAGGTAAAAACAAGCCAACTCCTGCACAAAAGGAATGGCTTGAGGAGCTTGAAGTAAGGGGATGGGCAGCAATGTGGCTCAATGATTTTGATGATGTTGTGAGCGTTTTAAATAAATACTTTAAAGATGAATTATAGAGGGGTGTATTTCGATGAATATAATCAGAAAGTGAGATGGACAGCCAATAGCACTTCAGATATTGCATACAGTTATCAATATGTTGGATCAATGACTAAAGTGGAGTTTGATCTTTTCATTGAGGTGCTTTGGGAATTATATCAAGATGGAGCAATTTCTTTGAATGAATTTCGAGAAATTTTCGGAGATTTGAGGGATTTTTGCGACAGGATAAAAAGCTTAGTAAAATGATGTTTGATAGCAATTTCATGTGTATAGATGATGATTTTGCATACAGCAGATGTAAGGATCAATGTGATCATTGCAAAGAGTACGAAAGAAACAGAGAACAGAGAAACGATGGAAGTAAACAAAATAATCAAGCCAGAATGGTTTGAAAAATATGCAGTAATCCCTTTTGAGATCTTCAGAAAAAAGGGAGTTTCAATGGCAGCAACAGGATTGTATTCGTGGCTTTTTTCACATGAAAAGAATCAGGATATTACAATGCAATTCATTGCAGGTCATTTTAAGGATGGAAAGGATGCCATCAATTCAAAAATCAAAGAGTTGGAATCACTTGGGTTTCTAAAAAGAGAAGAGGTTCGGATTGGTGGCAGGTTTGCAGGATACAATTTTCATCTTGATTTACCTAACCATAGCGGAAAAACCGTAGCGGAAAAAACCGTTGCGGTAAATCCGCCACAAAGTAATATACATTATAATATACAAGACAATGTACAATATAATATACAAGAAAGTAATATACCTCAAAATGTTTTAGATGCGTTTCCACACTTTAAAAACCTATTTGAAGATCGGCATCATCCAAAAACAGAAAGTCAGGAAAAGAAGTGGATTGAATGCCTTGATAAAATTCAAAGAATTGATGGATACGATTTGAGAGAGGTATATCAAGTGGCACAGGATCTAAGAAAAGATGATTTCTGGAAAGTCAATTTTCTATCCCTTTTGAAGCTTCGAAATCGTGATAAGAATGGAATCCTTTATGTTGATCGATTTATGGCAATGAAGCAAAGTAAAAAGCCAAAAGCATATAAGATGATCAGCAACTTGATTAAATTCTATTTATACAAAGATCCTTCAGGAAAGGAATTAATCGGTGCAAAAACTTTGAAATCAGAGCTTGATGGATTGGCTTTGAAAAATAAACTCGGAGATAATGAATATCAGAATCTCCATAAATACTTGAGCAATGTTGGAAATTAATCAAACATATTGGCTTGATATTCACGAGTGCGAACTTGTGAGATTCGTTGCTAATCAAAGACAATCAAATAAAGAAGCCACAGGATTGGATGGAAAAGGCACAGTGAATGAAAGAAGCAGCGTTGATCTTAATTCTGCAGGATTTGGAGCTGAATATATATTCTGCAAACAAATGAATCTGATGCCTGATTTTTCAGTAGGCAACACTTCAAAGATCAAAGGAACTGATCTTTATGATGCACAATGGAATGGGATGACAGTTGATGTAAAAGTCAGTAGAAAGCACAATAATCCAATGATGATTAGAACGTATTCAAAATGTGATGTTAAAATTTTTGCTTT